CGAACCAAAGGCAGTAGCCAAAACATTTGATACCAAGGCAGACTTTGATAGCTATGTAAATCAGCGCCGTGGTATTGAGATGACCCCGAAAGAACAACAATCCTTTGTTACTGAGTTAGCTCAAACACCAATGGCACAGCCTACTGCCGCCAAACCAAGCCAACCTAGCCAGCCATCCAATCAACCATCGGAACCTGATGATGAGGATGTAACTGTGGCCGATAACATTCGTGTCACCAAATCAATCACCTTCACAGATGATACTCAGGGAGCACAAATCCTTTCTCAACTCATCGCACAGCTTGGGCTTCAAAACGACCAGCCAACTCAGAGAGACAAATTCTTTGTCAAGTATGAGTCCACGGACGATTTTGGAAATAACGACACAACGGTTATCAAGAAGTTGAGAGAAGGTAACATGTTTTGTTGGACTGCATTTTCCAAGCATGAGAGTGCCGAAGAAGAAGGCGGTCAGGGAGGAAAAGATGAAGAAGCCTAATATGATTTCACTGACTGAACTCTTACACTCAATTGATGAAGAGAACAAAGAAGGGTATGTCAAGATAGATGAATGGCGCTGGCCTGACGTGGACCATCTAGTAACGATGGGGTTCAAATTCATGGACGATAATCACATGCAGACAGAGAAGCCGCCTAAGATTACAATTTCAAAAAAGAAGAGCCTTGACGAAGCCACTGGCAAAAAGGACAGCTATTTCTATATCGAAGAGCCAAAGAAACCCACGAAGCGATTCAAGAGCTTCAACGATGTCATTGATTTCTTCGATGGCTACAAGCAGCCAGAACTCGATAAAAACATGTAACAATCCACCATCCAACCGATATTTATAAACGTATGAACATCCCTACGACAAGCAAACTAACTTTGAAGCGCATCGTTGAGGCGCTACCCGACATCCCTAACAATGGCTTCGGCACCGAGCCACCCAAGATGTCCTCCGAACAGAAAAAGAAGCTGATGGAACTTTCAGCCATGTACGAGAATTTCGGCGAATGTTTGAAGAACGAAGAAGCCCTCATGAATTCCGCCAAGGGTATCACGGAACTTTGCGAACTTGCCGAGTCCTACGCACTCAACGAATGCGGAGAATGGTTCCAGCAAGAAATCGTCAAAAAGGATATGCAGGGATTGAAGAAGCGTGTACAGGAGTTCCAGAAGATTGTTCAGGAGACCTACGCTCGTATGCAACAAGCAGGAGTTGCTTACCAAGACATCGGTCACGTCCTCGGACGCTATTACGATTTGAACACCAATAAGGGCAGCGACCAACAGTATCAAGAAAAGCCCGGTCCTCAGCCTCTCCAAGAAACTGAGTCAATGGATTCGGATGATACCACTCAAACGGGCGGCAAGATGGCCGACCCCATGTTGCCTAAAGGCTCAAAAAAAAAGTAACGACTGAGGCAATGGACCCCGAGCGAGTTGCTCAACTCCAAAAACAATTCGCCGCAAAGCCAAATCCAGACCGTGCCGAAACTAGGGCGGGGGTGGATACGGCGGTTATCCAGAAATTCAAATCTCTTCCTCCCGACAAGAAAGCTATCATTAAGCGGGCGATGCAACGTCCCTGTGGTTATTGTCAAGGTGAATTCAAAGATTTACTCGGAGGTCGTCAGATAGGAAAGTCCCACGGTATTTGTAGGAGACATGCCGCCGACATGTACAAACAACTTGGTAAGCCGCTGCCCCCAGAAGCCGAAAATGGGTCCGTTGATATATCCATTCTGTCAGACGACGAGAAGAAGCTTCTTGGATACCTTTTTGGTATCGTAAAGAAACGCCAGAAGACGACAGGAGTTTATGAAGGCCGTTGCTCGTTCCTAAAGCTTCTCAAAAACTGAATACACCCGTATTCGATTGTTAAATCCACAGACAACTCCCACGCACGCCACGAAGATGCAATCCTTGGGACTTGGTAGAATGTAATGTATAAGTCCCACACGCCCTCCCGATGGAAGAACTTCCAAAGCGTTCTTCATCAACTCATTGGGTTTTGGATATTTATCAGCCCCCGGTACATAATGAGCCGCATCCGCCTCTGTGTACGGTGGGTCAATAAGAATTCCTGACCACGGAATTTTGGTGGGAATCACAGGATTCGCCGGATTGTCTAGCGGGTTGACATTGTAAGTTACATTGCACCACGGAAAAGCTTCTCGTGCATCTTGGAGAAAATCAGGTTGTACTCCCGGGTCAAGGTCAAGCGTCTTGTCGTTGGGTCCGAAGGCTCGCTTGTAAGGATAGTCTTTGGCACACCCACCGCACACATGAAGCACTGGTTCAGAAATGCGACATCCAAGCAATGCTCTCGCACGCTCGGGAAATCCCCCCAAATAAGCTCCGTAAAACTTCTTCCCACCTTTCAATTTCGCTCTCGCCAAAAACCACATATCCGTGATTGGTCTGTAACTCATATCATATTCCTTTTCTCATAGGTGCCCAGTCACCCGTTTCTGCGTGATGCAGACGATGGCAGATAGGACACCATACTTCAACTTCTCGAAGCATTTCGTTAAACTGTTTCTCCGACCCATGACGAATAATCCGAGATGGATTTTCTTTTCGCCCACGTTTTCCATTTGGGTGATGCAAATCATACACCACGGGAGGATATGTTTTTTTGCATTTGATACACCTATCGCCCTTTGTAACCAGAATAATCGCCCATCGCCTTTTTATTCTGTCTCGTGCTCGTAGGGTTTGTTGTTGAACATTCTTCTTGGGGTCAGCACGATAAACATTTCGACTGTACTCTCGTTCTATGACTGCTCGACACTCATCGTCGCAATATCTCGCATTTGACCATCCGCTTTTGAATGGAGTTTTACAGACCTCGCAGACAATAGTAAATCTATCATTACTCCGCTTGATTTTGCTTCCCAACGCAAACTCTATGCCCCGTGCCGTGCGTATAGGTCGTCCTCCATAATAGACCTCGTTGCAATGTTTCGCAATGTCTTCTCGGTTTAGTCCTTTATCATAAAGCGACCCAATCAAAATCAATTCAGACTTTCTATATTTCATACCGAATACCTTTATACTATCTCGGATAGTTTCCAGATATAAGTATGTACGAGGAACAGAAAACACTCATTCTTCCTCCAATCCTAATGCTACACGAGCAATAGAAAGCATATCGTCTGCTGCATCGTCCCGACTATCCATCCAAATAGATTCGCTATCATAGTCCGCAATCCTTTCTAATGCTTTGCGAAACTTTTCCAGTTGTTCGGCGTCACTCATGATTCTCTTTCTGGATAGGGTTCGACTTGGGGCGGTGGGATGCGACCAATGCCAAGTGAGTGATTAGACATTGAGCGGATATACCCATCTATACGCCCATAATAAAGTCCCACTGCTTTCTGCATGACCTCGGGATTTTTGTCTATTCCGGGTTCCCCGAGATGAAAGAATACACAACCATTACTAGCTGGCTTGTCCTCGGTACTCTTCATTTCACCCACGAGAAAAAGTTGCCGATTGTACTTAGCAAATAGCTCATGAAGACCTTTGCTGGCTTCCATTAGAAGCGCATCCACATCTGGAAGCTTATCCGTCTCAACGGTTTTTCCGTTTACGTGTTCGAGTTTCATATGGTTTTGGTTGGCCAGACATAGGGCAAATCCTTAGAGATTCCCATGAAAAATTGGCCGTAGTGTTCGGGGTTCTTTCTGAGTAAATTGGATTGGTGAGATAAATGAAACGCCTCATTGCCTAACCAAGATGGCATTTTCGTTTTGACGCCGACATTTGTCGGTCGGAAGCCAACTTCGATGGCCTTTTCCCAACAGGTATCCTTGTAGCCGAGGCGTACCCACTCCGCACAGATTTCACGCAAATACAGCATGAGACCAGTTTCGTATCCTTTCCACATCTGAACTGCGGGATGATTATACCATCCTGTGCGCTTGAGTGATGCCTCGCAGTAATAACAGTGATACCCCGTCTTATGCTCGTTGAAGTGGGTCACTGGCATCTTGCAACTCAAACAAGTCCATTCGCCCTGCTTGAGAGTGCGGAGGATTTGCAGACATTCTACTCGTTGCTTCCCGAGGCGTTTTCGGTCTAACACTTCGGCGGTTAGATGGAAATTTGAGTATGGCAGGAACGTTTGCATTGTAGGAAGTGTATCACAGCCCCTCGGCTGTGTCAAACCTTATTTGGAAATGATTTGGAAACCCTTTTGGAGGCGGTCTGGATAAAATCTTGACTTTCGCCAAGGTATCATTAACCGATTTCGTCCACTCTTTATCACCAGTATTGGATACAATGGCGATGGGAGATATTTTACCTTCGGGAGTTATGCTTATCTCGACGAGGGTTTCATAATCTGACTGTGGCGTATTCCACTGTGATTTGATATGAGATTCAATGTATGCTTTGTAAAGCTGAATCGGGTCTGTCACTGTGTTCACTTCCTTGGCCCCATCTGAGAAGTTGATGGCAGGCATCTCTGCTGGCGGGGGAGCAGCAGCAGGAGCAATAGATGGCAACGGTGCTTGCACAGTTTGTGGAACCGTTTTAGGCTGCTCCGTTGGAAGAGCGACTTTTGGAGTTTCTACCCGTGGTTGTTCAACCTTCGGCTTAACTTCTTCCACCTTGGGCTTTGGCATAAGAACCACGCTTAACGTTTGCATTTTCTTCCCTAACATTCCTTCGTGAGAAGCGAAGAAAATGAGAGGAACGATAATAAGAACGTGAAAGACTGCCGCTATGATTAGGTTCTGTTTTCGCATTATGCCAAGCATTTATGACAATGGAATCTTGCTTCGACGTAAGTGTTTTTGTGAGGGCAATCTATTCTGACAATTACCGCCTCACTATCCTTAATGGTGGTCAGAAAGTTGTACAAATCCAACTCGCTTTTTCCTGTGGCCCATTGGGTATCAGTTGTGGTCCGCTTGTACTTGATTTTCATAGGATAAACCCGAGATGAAATCTATCGGGGCCGCATTTCTCATAGAATGAGTTGACTGTCTCAATCATCTCGGGAGTCAGGCGATTCTTAGCCTCGGCAATCATAAGGTATGGAATAGAATTGACCCCATAGAATGACTCCGCAATCGCTCCTGCAATAGCAGCAATCGTATCTGTATCTCCCAACGAATAGACGGCGTTTCGGACTGCCGATTCATAGTTGCTCGATGCCAAGAAGCATATCAATGCCTGTGGGGCAGTGAGGTTGCAACGAATATCTCGTGATGTCCAAGCACGCAAATATTCCAGATTATGCTGGACCATGTGCCCGTATTGCTCTTGCACTCGGGCCTTGATTTCTTCTCTAGTGGCTCCATTCCGAGCCATCCAAATAGCATCCACAATGGATTGAACGCCACGAGCGGACTCAGGAGAACTGTGCGTGTAAGCAATGCTTTGTAAGGCTCGCTTCAATGCCAATTCTCGGTCCTCATAGAGCATGGCAATAGGGCTGCATCGCATCATACACCCATTAGCATAGCTATTGACCACGGAGAAGTTTGGACTCGCCATCCATTCCTTAAATTTGCTGCCGTAGCCCCTGTCAGGATAGCGCATTCCCCATTGCTTGTATTGCTGTGCGAATCTACGAGGGAATGGAGAAAGTGACGGGCGCATTAACGCCTGTGCGGTAGCACACGTTAAAACGCTGTCATCTGTAAAGCGGGAGTCGGGGCTAAACAAAGGGAACTCCGTTGTAGTCACAGAGCGTCTATATCCCCCTTCGTAGGGAGACCCAACTATGTCACCGATTATTGCGCCAATCATATGTTTATCCGTATTCTGCTAGGTCGAACGGTTTCTGCCCTTCCCAGTACTCGTTGTAGAGTTCGTGATAGAGAACATTCAACTTCACCTTATCCACTTCACGGGGGATGGGTGTAGGTTCACCCATTGCAATAAGCTTCTTCTGGCGAGCATACTCTTCGTCAAGTTTGTTCTCCATGATGTCCTTGAATTCCATGACTTTCTCAAAGGACCATGCGCCATTTTTGATAGCAAGTAGTTCATCGGCGTCCACGCCAACACGGTTAACAATAACCTTGCCTTCCGAGATGATTTCGTAACCCATACGCATGAGGCGTACAAGGTGAGAAGCGTGCTTCGTGTCGTAGCCGCTCTTCTCTTCGAGTTCACGGCGGGCGGGATTACGTTCTTTCTTCCAAGAAATCCAAGAGTCATAGACCTGCTTGGCCTTGGCAAACTGACGCTCTGCATAGATATACTTAACGAGTTCGTCGCTAAGATTGTAGTCTTTCGCCATCTTGTGGATAACTGCCTCAGAATACACGTCGGGCCAGTTGGCCACAGAGATTTCTCTGTCCGTCACTTCGGACATAAGTTCCCACATGGTATTCTTAAGTTCAGCACGGTCCATTTCTTCCAGTGGGAACTGATTAAGGTTCCACTGTTCGACCTTGGACTTGATGTAGCCGAAAACTTCCGTGACGGCACCCTTCTGGATAGGAGGAAGACCAAACTCTTCACGACTTGGCGGCTTCACTTCGCCGAGGACAATCCACTTGCGATGACGCTCAATCTTCTTGGCTTGTGCTGCGGCATACCCCGAAAATGTAAATTTTGCTTTGTTTGATAAAAACAGATGACGATTTTCTATTAGTTTCGCCATAGTCGGAGCAACGACTATATGGTCGGATAAATCAGTGTAAAGAAGTTCGATGATATTGGGGTTCACTTCCGCCGCCAGAATAAAGAATTTTCTGAGGGTATAAACCGTAGATTCAATTTTCGGGTTTAGAGGATTTTTGAGATGCTCGACCTTGGACGAAACGTACGGACTATTTTCCACTTGCTCGGTCCTATGATATAAATGATATTCTACCTGTGGAGGAGGAACGACAATTCCTTTGACATCTAAATCAGACAGTTCATTTGCCGTCCCATAGGATTGGCTTCCCGCCTTAGTGAGATAGATGAGATTTCTCTGTAACCATTCAAGATTCATAACACATTTTCCAAATCATTTAATTCTTTCTCCATCAGGAGTTTGTAATCATATCCATGACGACCGCAATACTTTCTTCCCGCCATTATCTTTTCTCTGTTGTGGTTGTAATCCATCATCGAGGATGGCTTTATTTCCACTACAGTTATTTCATTCACCAAAAAATCGGCATAGTAGGAATGGTCATTCCCGCTATTATCCTTATACGGTATCACAAACGGCAGAGTTTGTAAAGAAGATATTTTAGTGGCAGTTTCACAATATTCCAAAAATCGTTTTTCATACGAACTTTGATAATAAAACTTCCGTCCAAACTTTTGGCTCTTAAACCATCCACGGTCACATTTAGAATATGGATGATGATTTCCGTTTAGCATTGCCTTTACTATGCCTCTCTTATTGGACTCACAGAGAATTGCGTGGTTTTTGGGGTCTTGCCATGTTTCTTTACATCGGCGGGAATAAATTTCCTTGTTTCGTGGGTCTTCATTCAACCATTTCACAAGTGGATTTTTCGTTCCATTGAAATCGGCATGATTTCGGGACATTTTCCTTTTTGTATTTTTAGAGTGTTGTTTCCCGTAAAATGGATTTCTTTCCCCCGATACTGCGATGGATATTTTCCGCCTTTGCTCTTCGGACACAGTAAAACCGGGCTTACGACCGCACGCCGATTTAATACAGGAGTGGGATGCCTTTTGTTTTACCGAGTCGGAAACCATTTTCGTATTCGGATATTTTTCAAGTAACTCGTGGGGAGTGAGATGGTGTGCCAAACGAATATGAGACATCAACGACTTAAATTTTCGGAGGCATATTGGGCAAGATATTAGTTGCTTCATACCATATAAATATCAAGCATATCCAGTAAAGGTGTATTTATTTTGACAAATCTTGGAATGGTTTCGGACAGAGAAGGTCAATAAATTCCATTATCCGTTTATAGACCGCATCATCTTTTGTAAAACTATATCGTTTTGTTGCCGATTCATCTATCCAGTTTCTTAGGTCGGTCCCGAACTCTTCGCTTCTCGCTTTGCTATCACAACAAAACTCAGCAAGGTACACGTCTGGCATCCCAATGATTCCATTTGCCCACGCCTCGGGGTGATGAAGATTTGTTTTCTGATGGTGGTGAATTGCCATCTTTAGTTTGAGTTTGGAGGTTTCCTCCACACACGGTTCAACGCTCGACAAATTCTCAAACTCTATTCCGTAGAATTTACTGGCGTCGTGGACCATACCATTGGCAATAAGTTGATGCCCCAGTTCAATGTCCCCCCTCTCTATGAGTTTCGTCCCCAATAAAACGCAATTATCCTCCACATTGCGGATATGACGAGTGAGTCGTGTTATTTTATTCAACACATCATCAATGTATTTTTGCGACTTCTTTTTCATTTCAGTCCAATTGTAGCAGATTCTTGCCAGATGTCAAGCGAGCATATTTATGGATGAACTTTGGTGAGATGTACGGGACTATATCGGGGGTTTTGTAGAGCGGTATGTAGGGGGCGTAAACCGCCCCTGTTTCAAGGAATTGAGAGCCTTTGTAGCCAACCAAATAACTGCCATCGGGTTCGGGGCGAGTACGAAAAATCTCCCGTTTCCTCTCTTGAGGCTTGAAAACCGATAGTGAAACTCCAAAAGCACCGGCGAGAACACCGAGATTTCTGAGAAATCCACGTCTCGTTAGCGCCATAATAACCACCTTACTGAGTTGAATGCTGAGAGGTCTTTCCCGCCCGCATACGATATGCTGCTCTGGAGGGCTTGCTGGATTTCAAGTAATCGCTCTTTATAAGTACAAGCACGCTCAATTTCAATGGTTTGGCCTTCGACATGGTTATTATGCCCCTTTGCCTCATAAGAGGTAGAGCCACGGTAAATCTTCTTGCCATGTTCAATCTTAGCCGGGGAGTCAATACATTCAGCAAACCACCGACCCGACATGACCATATCAGCGCCCAAGGTGAGGGCTTTAGCCACGTCCCCGAAGTGCTTGGCCCCGCCATCGGCGATAATAGGGACATCATAGCGGGTGTCTTGTCGGCATTCCCATACAGAATAGGCTGTAGGAACGTGGAAACCCGTCTTGTAGCGAGTTGTACAGATAGACCCGCCTCCGATACCCACCTTGACGGCATCTGCCCCAGAATCGCAAAGGAACTTGTACCCGTCAGCCGTGGCAACATTACCGGCGATGAACTTGGGGCGCTCGATGTATCCACCGCTATGCTCAAACGTCTTTTGGAGATGTTTCAACATATCAGCAACGTTTTGATGGTCGGCGTGGGCTACGTCCACCGTAATGAAAGCGGGGGTCATAACCAGTTCATCAAGCATCCGTTTGTCTTCATCCTTGACCCCAAGACTGATGCTCAACATTGTTCCGTCAAGGTCGCTGTTTATTGCGTCTTGGGTGGCGGTCCCAAATCGGTGCATGATATAAAAATACCCATCTTTGGAGAGTTGGCGAGCATTCTCAAGAGATATGACATCTTCCATGTTGGCGGGAATCACGGGAAGGGCGTATTTGTATCCGAGAAAATCAACCACCGTGTCTGCCTCATCACGGGATTTAAGCACCGAATGCTTCGGTTGCAGGCAGATGTCATCGTAAGAGAACAGGCGTTGTTGCATAATACTCGGGAAGTATAGCAACAAAGGAAGGAAAGACGCAACTTATTTTAATGCGTATCTTTGAGGTAATCGGCTTTACCAGAGTAATGATTGATAACTGCTTGGTAAACCTGCTGGTCTAACTTGGGGTCGCTTATTTCCTTACCACAATGCTCGCAGTCGGCACAAGCAATGTAGTCGGAAGGGGATTCGATTTCAACATCAATACCAGTCAACTTTCCGCAATGCGGGCAATTCCACTGGACGCTGGTGGATTGTGTATGCTGGCCTTCTTCGATGTCATCAAATCCTCCGAATAGGGATTCATCACCTTCGCCCGCACGTTTCAATGCGATAGCGTATTTGATGAACTTCTGGACGAACGAGGGGCTGTAAGGAACTGGAATTGGAAAACTTCTTACTACATTATGACCGGGCATATTGTTAACCATTTCGTTATCGTAATAACGTTCTACCCGTGCTGCCTTGGAATCATAGCCAACACTGACTTGGACTGTTACAAAGCCATTGAGATAATATTCCACATAATCTCGTGGTTCCTCTCCTTGCGGGGCAAAAGCTTCTGCTTCAAGGGCAGCATACACTTCTTTCTTGACTTTGGTAATGACTGCTTCTGGGTCTTGGTCTTCAACTATGCTCGTATCATGAGGCGGTTCAAATGACATTGCACCTGCCTGTTGAGCATAGCGCCCATGTGGGTCTCCCTCCCTGACTGTATTACGAACAACATCGGGTGAAGCTTTTGCTTTCCCCTTGAGTGCGTCATGGTAGCCAATTGACGCTACATTATCCAATGTGCCTTTAGGTTTCTGACCGCTTCGTTTATGTGCTTCACCGGCACTGTATCCCTGTTCGTAACGTTTCCACGCATCTTCTTTGGGCTTTGGCTGTTCCTCTTCGAGTCTAGCCATCTTGGCATTCATCTCAGGGTAAGGATTCTCTTGTGGGATATTTGGACCTTGGGAGGTTGGGTCAAAAGCATCGGACAATAGGTTCTCTTTCAGAACCTCCATGATACATTCTTTGATTAAGTGGGCCGCTTGAAGACGACGTGGATTTCCATATACCTTCGTCTTGCGTGGAACCGGCTCAACAATAACTTCGGCAATACACTCCTTGACGAATTTGGTCATCTTCATCAGAGGTTGCAATCCTTTCGCTGTCTTTTCTTTGTTTGCACTGTACTTACCCGCTAAATCCCATGAATCCATATCCTTTTCACTTGGCAATTCCTTAGTCGGGTCCGCCATATGAGTTCGAGGTCTTGCATCGTCAGAATCATGATGTGGTGTATGTTGAGCAGCTTTCATTGCTCCCATACCAAGCAACCCCGCCATAGCCAAAGACGCAAGTTTCCCTTCGTCAGTCGGTTCTACAACAACTTCGGCGATGCATTGCTTTACGAATGACTTGAGGTTTTTCATTATCCGAGTTCAGAAAGGATATTACGAACAATGTCATCCGTACGTTCCCATCGGTGCGTAACGGGATTCTGCACAATTCCTTCGGAAAGTGGCATCTGTCCAACGGGGGCCATAAATGCACCCTGAGTGGATGGATTTGACACGAAGTCAAAGGCAATTAACTCAAAGTCATCCCCAACCATTGCTACGGTTTCTGTAACCTTTTTAAGGGTTCCGAGACCACGGCTTGAAATACCAAGTTTAATGCCGTTGCGAAATAGCTCACGAAGGATGTTTCCATTGGGGGTCGTAAGTACTTCGACTGTTCCCATAAGGTCATCACCCTGCCAGTGCATTTCCGTTACGGCATGAGACACGTTTTTGAGATTGACTACTGAAGACTCTGGATGGTCCAACTCTCCCATAGCACGGTGGTCCAAAATGAATGTCTGAGCATACTTATTGGCTTCACGAATAAGAATCTCGTCAGGGTAAATACGCCCGTTCTGGTTCTTCTTGCCTTTGCGTTGCAGGACTCCCTGTACCGTAAATGGTTGGTTAGGATGCGAGGTTGACTCTCGGAGCATTCGTGGGTCTGCCTCGAATGTAATGCACTCCATTAGGAGTTTCTTTTGTGTGTTCATACTTTTGAGATTACTTTCTTTATGCGAAGGGTCCACTCGCCTTTTTTCGTGTCTGGTTCACACTTGACTACTTCATAGCGTGTAGTGCCCATCGTCTGCCCCGGCTTTGGTTTTGCACTATCCTGTTCAATTAACTTCTTAATCGTTTCTTGGTTGATGTTGGGCTTTACCATGCTGCCCGGAATTCTCAAATCGTACAGAGCAACCGTTGTCCTATCATCCAAATTCTTCTTCCACCCAAGCCCCTTGACGAAATCTCGAAGCGCAGTCTTGGGCTTCAAAAGGATTTCTGGCAACCATCCTTTGGTATCTTCGGCGATTTCCTCGACGCCATAAGCATCATAAAGTCCCTCGTCCTTGTCCTTGTTTTCGTCCATTGCCATTTCAGAAGGAGTCTGTCCTGCTGGTGCTAAAGCCATAGGCTGTGACTGGGCAGCGGTAGGATTCTGCCCCGGCTGAATGGGCGCTGGCCCTGCCTGCGGAGCCTTCTCGAAGCGGGGGTCGCCTCCCTTTTGTGGAGAAGGTTGTCCCGTAGAAGGCCCGAGAATCTGAACCTTAAATCCTGTTTTGAGGAAGTATTCCTTTGGCTTTGGCGTTGTGCTATCATAGGCTACCACCACGAAATTGTCATAGTAATCATCCAATGTTACTCGGGTAACGTCGAACTCATAGCTTTTGACAAACTGTTTGTATCCTCTTGATGCGCTGGCACGAATACGCTTGCCTACAAGTTTGGCAGCGATTTGCTTTTCGTATTGTTGCTTGACCTGTTGGTCAGCCCCATCAATCATGCGACGAAAGGCAGAGAAGTCCCGCCCGATGTCATAAAACTGACCTTCGGCTCCATAGGACTCTACAATTCGTGTAAGCTTAATCATTATACCAATCCGCCAAGGTTTCGTCCGCTCTTATCCCATAGTTCAAGGTTGCCACGTTCATTGGCACTCCAAATGTTTGGATAGAACCCCTTGGAGTCCATCCAGACTCGAACGCCCGCCCAAATGTTTCCATATCGCACAGGAATCTCTTCCATCACCTTTTGGTGAGCAACATAGTAGGCACGATTTTCATCGGGGAGGATACAGACGTATTCACCGTTTTTGTCATCTTCCCATGCTGCCACTACGTCTTCGTGCGAAATCTGTCCAACCTCTTGCATGAGTTTGAACGTGTTTTCTGTTATGCGTTGAAATTTTGCCATATGTTACCTTTCAAGTCGTCTGTCTCGAACATCATCGAAGTTATCGTCGCCCCATTCATGGCCACAATCTTGACACGTCGCAGACCACCAATAGCAACTACCTCGATGCCCTTTATCCTTGATGAACCCGTTGCCTCCACATTCGGGGCATTCGATTTCAGGCTCTTCTTTGGGCATCTGGTTATCGTAGGCAGCTTGCGCTCGGTCAAAATCTGCTCCGAGACCAGAAGCTTCTTTGACACGCTTCTTAGAAGCGGGGCATCCTTGTTCGTGAGTCCAAATTCCATTGACAGCCAGCATATTGCAATGAGGGCAAGTTCTCCCACCTTCCTGTTGCAACGGAGCAATTCCTACGCCTTTGTTTCCCGGCTTATGTACTGGCTTCTCAGGAAGACGTTTCTTGCAAGAAGAACACGTCATTGCATCTTTTGACCAGATGTCTTTTCCACAATGAGGACACTTACCACCTTCGGGCTTATGCTCAATGCTTTCTCGTATCATCCGATGAATATTCTGCTTGATGGCTTCGTAAAGCTTATCCGCTGGTGTATTGTATTCTTTTTCTCCCAGCGCAGTCATCTTGTATCCGAGAACCTCAATATGGCCCTTTCGGTTGCTCATCTTCTTGCCAAACGCCCCGGGAACTTGATAGCCCGGAGTTCCAGCACTTGAACCACCACCACCACTGGTCGTGGTCATTTCAGAAAGTTGTTCCTCTTCCTTTTCCTGTCGGCCCTGAAACTTTTCAGTCCATTTCTTCTTGAAAGCGTTTGGACCAGTCACGGGAGATACCGCCGAAGTAGTGGTCATTCCACCCGCTCCACCGCCTGCTCCCGACTGTTCTTGCTCGATAGATGGCTCGGTCTGTGGCCCTTCCACTTCTTGCCATCCGTTATGACGGTCAACTGGGTCTGTCCAGAACCAACGTCCATTGCGATTGATGAAAATACGACTCTTGTGGTACTGCTTTGTAAGTGTAAGCAAATATGCCTTGGTTCCATCGCCATGCGGAACTACTTTCTTGACCTTCCATCCTTGATGACTATGCCCGATGTCCTCGGCGTCTTTCCACAATTTGTTGGCAAGGTCTTCCAGCCATTGTTGTTCGGCTCCACGCCCGGGAATATTGCCCTTTTCCCCGCCCGAATCCCAATCCATTTGAGAATGCTCTGGCGGTTGCCATCCAGAACTTCCATCTGGATAGTCATCATTCGCTGGCTTGGAGGCTGGCTTACTTACTTTTTTTTTGGCCTTGGCCTTCTGCTTGGCTTTCTCCACTTCGCCGACGATTCCACCAACAATGGTTTCAACCAAACGTTCCAGTTGATACTTGGCAATCTTTCCTTCTTCCAAAGGTAGAACTGCTCCACTCTTGAGGAATGCAATCAACTTTTCGCCTTCTTCGGGAGCCATTTTCTTAGCCCTCTGGTACAAGTCAATGATTGCGTCTCCGTCAAGTCGAATAGGATTTTGCTTACTCAACTTGGAGTTAGGGTTGATTTTCGCTTGCTTGTAAAGTGTCTTGATGATTTTCTCGGCTTCACTTCCCGCTTCAACCGGAGGATTCCCCTTTGCCAATCTCGATGGGGGAGGCCCAGACATTGGGGCCGAAGCTTCGGGTTCTTCACCCGAGGGCGCTTCGCCCGGAATTGAAGTAGCCATTGAGGCTTTTGGCCCCTGTTGGGTATCGGCTGGAAACTCACCCTTCAAAATCTTTTGGATGTCTTGCTTTGAATACGGAGGGGCGTTCTCGTCATCGGCAGTGGCCAATCCACCACCATCTCCGGGTTCGGTCTCGCCGTCAGGAACATTGTCACCAGCGGTCTCGCCTTCACCCAAATCTTGTCCCGTGAGTTTGCCATAAACGATAAAGAAGGCGTTAGCCTTTCCCATCGGATATTCGGCATCGCCCGAGGTCCATTTCTGAACACTATCAAGTCCTAGACCACGGAAGAGAACGTCTTTGAAAGTCCAAATGGTAGTTCCATCGGGAGCCAAGAAGAGTTTCTGGCTAGTACCGAAGCGATAACCATTGAGTTCATCATCCCATTGGTATCCACCGCCAGTAATTGCGGGTTCGACTCCTGCGGGGGCTTTGATAAAGACAACCGCTGGCTTCATCAATGCAGCTTGAAGGGCGGGGTGTCCGGCAGAAATAGGAAAAACTCCGAAACGCTTTCCGAGTCTCTTGAGGATGTTAATGTCTATTATCATGTGGCTTTCCTTGTAATTGCTTTTTGACCTCTTTCAGCAACTCGTAGGAGAGCATCAATACCATGACATGATTGTCCTTAACGATTTTGCCGGGGTTGATTTTATCAAGCTGGTTGACAATTTCACGGATTTTGATTCGCATCACATCCGAGTCTTTGATTCTGTCAATGGCTTCCGTCAAAGACCTCTTAATTTCGGCAACCTTCTGCTTGACGAAAACATCAAAGTTGTTCGTGTTAGCAACGTTGCAAATGTACTCACGCAAAACCGACTTCTGGTCGTCGTCGAGAGAACTGGCGTACTTCTCGTTGAACTTTTCACATAGAAGTTTGTAAGTAAGAAGACGTATATCCTCAGTCTGGGTCTGATAATAGTTGATGAGTTCGTCTTCGGAATGCGTAACCTTTGGTTTGTCAACAATGTGTTCAACTATGCAGTTTTTTGATTGATACACTTCCTTGACATCAAACTTACATTCCGAGGATACAGCGTCTTCAAAAACTTTGTATATGGAAGCCAAGACTCGGTAGTTTCGGACCGGTGCCTTAAGCATTTCCTCGATAGGATATGCTTCCTTGATTTCCTTGATTAAATCGTACTTAAGAAGAGAGAGTTTCCTGCCATTCAGCTTTTTGCGTGCCTCCAAAATGACCGAGAAAAACCTTTCGGCGTGGGGTTCATCCTTGATTTTCTCGTTCAGTAGGGTGCTATACAGTTGCCACTCACGACCAAGTTCGCTCGTCTCCCGAAAGTACTTGTGAAGCAAGTCTTTGGCGGATGACGTATCCTTACCCTGAATAATATCGGCTGTGACCTGCTTGGTGAGTAGTTCAAACAGGATTCCGGTATTACGGAATTTGGAATGACGCATTTTCTTTTGCTGGCTCATAGTTATGCTTTCTCCAAAACATTAGACATTATTTTGGTTTCTGAATCATATCGCCAGAACTTCCTCGGTTGGAGAGCATCTATGATTTTTTTCTCCCGGACCCTATCTTTTTCTTGTTGCCCTATACTTTTGTGATATTTAGAATCATATTCGAGCACTACTCCACATTTCGAATCATATCCATCCACATAGAATAAATCTGAATCGGTATGAACTTGATAGTTTGGCTCAAATCTAAACCCTATCCTATTCCATTTTGATAACAATTCCATCTGACCCACATCCGCTTTCACTTTTAGCCAGTTAGACCTATGAAGTGCTCGCATATGTTTTTGCCTTACATCGGGTCGGTGCATTGCTAACTTTACCGCATCTGCCATTTTTTGTAACTCGATGGGGTTGGAATAACGTCTTTTCTGCCCTCTTGACATCTTAATCCGAGTAGTCATAGAACGACGAACTCCCTTTTGGGAAAGAGATATTAGATGCTTGCTGGATTCTTTGTGATGACACCCTCTTCTGTTTGAGGTCTTCCCTCTCAGAACATTGCAGCACCAACGGCATTTGGACGTTGATTTAGAATGTCGGAACGAGTCTAATGAAGTATAGACTATATCTCGGAGGCATTCTGGGCAAGTGCGCTTATATTCCACATTCAGCATAGTATTTGACGGTTCTCTTCAACGATTATAAATATAGACAATCTCGGCTAAACCGCCAAGATTGTATTGAGATACGTACGACTTATTCTAATATCTGGGATTCATCCAACATGGACTTGCTCCCAGTGAGTTGGTTCTCCCGCAAGAGTTCCCTTTTGGTCTCTGGCTGGGATTTCTTGAGGAATTCCGAAAGACTGCTAATCATACCCTTGTCAATCGGGGGAGTTGCTCTCTCCCGAATGCCCAATGGTGAGCCGCCCTCATAGTTATGGGCGATAGCACTGACTTTCTTTCCTTCACTCTTTTTCTTTGGAGTTGCCGAACGTTCGAGACGCCCAAGTGGGTCTTCCGTGGTGTTAGGCATCTTTTTTTCGCCTTCTTGGTCACGGCCACTTTGGTCTCGTCCGCTCTGGTCTCTGTCGCTACGGTCACGGGTATTTCCCACGACTTCCTTGATTTTCGTAAGGTCGGGTTCTTCGTCTTTCCCCTTTTCACCCTCTTCGCCTTCTTCACCCTCGCCCTCTTTATCTTCCCCGCCCTCTGGGCCAAGGTCGTCGAGGTCTGGAAGCCCACCGCCGCCTCCACCGCCCCCGCCACCCCCACCACCAATGTCGAGGTCTCCAAGACCACCCTCTTCGTCGTCGTCACCCTTACCGCCCTTACCACCAATCTTACTGAATGGCTTGGCTGGGTCATCACCGTCCTCTTCAATCTTAGTGAAGCGATAACGCTGCTTGGCGTCCTCAACGATTTCTTCCTGCACCGTCTTAACATCGTCTTCGGACATGTTGAATATGTTCTTGTAAATCCACTTGTAGGAGAAGAACTTGTTCTCCACCATGTCAATGGATACGCTTACTTTGTCCTGCCAAATCTCAATCTTCTCCTTCTCGAAGATGGTTGATGGGTTGGTCAGTTCAAGTTCAAAGTCAACAAGAGACTCGTCACGGTAGCCTTGGGCATACAAATGGACGATTGCAATCTTGCTGAGTTCGGATGCAATAATACGTTGCAAACGTTGGATGGTACGGGCAAATCGTACATCCTCAGAGGCAAGAGTAGCCTTGCCAGAGATACCTTCCTCATAGCCTAAGAACGCCTTTGGAATCTTGAGTGCGGCCATCATCTTCGTCTTGATGTACTCAAGGTCGTCAATGCCCGTCCATTCCATACCTGCTAGGGTATCAATCTTAGTTCCGCTGTCTCCACCACGAACGGGGATGTAGTAATCCTCAATCATGTTTTGGAGGTTGAATCGAAGGTTGTATTCGCCCGTCTGCTCGTCAATGTATGGGACTTTCTTCATCTTGTCCATCATCTTCTGCATGTAGGCGTCAACTTCGTTTGGTGGGATGTTACCAATATCAGTATAGAAAATACGGCGCTCGGGCGCACGCATGATACGGCTGATAAGCATAGCATCTTCCATGAGTGAAAGCTGCTTCCAGACACGGCGACCACCTTCAATCATGGACTTACCATAAGGAAGGAAGTTGGAGTCGGAAATGAGTCGGAAGTGTGCTACTTCGTAGTTCTCAAGAATTTCGGCCTGTGATGTATCAGTAGGACGAAGCTGGAACTTGACGTAGCGTTTGTTGGATGGGTCGGAATTTTCGATACGTTCCACGTTGTAAGCCGAGATTGGCTCAACCATGTAGATGCCGTATTCGGGCGTGACGTACAGTTTGAGATAGAAATCTCCGTACTTGCACATGTTGCGGGTCCAAGACCACAAATTGAAGCGGACATTGAGAATTTCGTCGAAGAGGTTCTCAAGAATGCGCTTGACGTTATTGTTGGTAGAATGGACCGTAATCATCTTACCCACTTCGTTATAGGTAAGGCATTCGTCAGCATAGATGTCCAGTGCTGAGGAAAGAATGGGGTCCATGTCCATTGTATCATAGTCACGAAAGAGGTCCATGCGGGCCGCTTGGTATGACAAGGCGAAGTCACGGGTGTAAGCATTGTAAGCTGTGCTGCGGATACGATTGAAACGGTCACGGAGACTGTTTCTATCCGTAGCATACATGATGCTATCGGTATCCTTTATCTTAAGTTGCTTTCCGCCGACGTTACGTACAATAACGTCTGTAGAGAACAGTCTCTTCAACCTCGCATAGAGCGACTGTTTCTTTACGTCGAGAATCTCGTCATCGAACGGCTTAAGTGCTTGATTTTGGTTTGCTGGCATATTATGTCCTTCTGTTTAGTGTGTATGTGTCCAAAGACCATCATTGGCCTTTTGTATAAATATGCTTGAATTAGCCCAAGAGCCATCTCAAATCTTCTTGGTTTTGGTTGCCAAAACCTTGACGGCCCGTGTTCATCTTCCAAGCATTATGCCCTGTCTGGGCTTGTCTCACCTTGAAAAACGGTGTTTGGTCCATCTTATCCTTCGTCATTCCACCGACTGCAATCTTCGTCAGTTCAATGCCTTCTTGTCGAAGTCGGAGGGCCGTATCACGAACCCATAGACCAATACAAAGGGCCATAACTAAGTCGTCATTGTACCCTTCCATTGCGATTTGCTTACCATTCTTCCAGATGAAAGTTTCCAGTTCTGCGAGGGTTCTCTTGGAACGAAGTTCAATAGCCATTTGGCGCATGTAATGTTCCATGTTATCAACCACAAGCGGGCGAGTCTTGATGTTCGTGCTGAATCCCGGGACAAGTTTCTTGTCTTCTGCTGCCCAGTTGTTATTCAACTGACGCTGGACTTCCACGTATTTCAAGTCTGCGGAACTGTAGAAAGTGTTCGAATATCCTCGGTCAAGGACTTCTTGGATGGTGCCCCATCCGACGTTTTCACGCTCGATTACAAGCAGAGAGCTATTGTATTCCGTGGCCAAAGCCACGAGAAAATCGCCAAAGTCCTTGGTGCTAATCTTGCCTTTGTATTCGGCAACTTGAACTGGCTTTTCTCTACTGATGTCCAAAACGTGACATGCAGAATAGTCTTCGCCGTCGCCACGGGCTACGTCAGCCGCCACTACATAGACATGACTTCTGTCGGGGTACTCCCAAATCCATAGGTTCTTATCCATGCCTCGGCATTCCATAGGGTCACATGCCTTGTTCTTCTTGTAGAACTCAATGATATTGAGGTCAACAACGTTATCGCCGGATGCGAGGAAGTTACAGTCAAACTCTTGGGACGCCTTCTTGGGATTGCCTTGCTTCTCCCCTGCGATTCTGCGCCATTCATCATCACGCTCAGGGTGAAGCTGCCACGGAAGAGTAATAGGATGAAACCCATTCTTTCCAACAGTATTGTCTTTGTTATCAAATTCGGCACCTTGCCACATTTTGTGGAACCAGTTACCGACACCACGAGGGGTTGAGAGAACAATACTGTTACCACCAGTTGACAAAGTTGGTTGGGCCGAAGTCCAAAGGTCTTCGGCATCGTCAATAAGAGCAGCTTCGTCAATAATCAGAAGAGAAAGGGCTTGGCCGACACCCGACTTCTTCGTAGTTGAAGCCGCCTTGATGTTAGAGCCATTCACAAAGCGCATTGACAGACGATTGTCTTCAACGCATCGAACCTTGAGCCAATTCGGCAACTCGGCATGAGCATCCCGAACCTTGGTTACAACGTCTTTGGCATCATCCTGTTTCAATGAAATCAAAAGAACATTCTTATCCTTATGAAAAATCATCAGCCACAAAGAGTAAGCGGCGACGAGAGTTGAAATGCCCATCTGTCGGGATTTCAGGATGATATTATTGTTATAGTCGTGAAATGCTTTAAGAGTTTCCTCTTGGAACTGGAATAGGTCAAAGAGAATCGTGCCCCGCATTGGGTGCTTGATTTTGACATAGTGCCGCATGAAGTACACGGGTGACTCCAAGCACTTTTTATACTCTTCTCTGATTAGGTCTTGATAGGAGATTTTTCCGTCTGACATAGAATTTCCAGATTGTATTTAGTACAGCCTTCAATATATTTTGCTTTTTGTTCGTCACGGATTCTCGTTAGTGCTTCAATGCGACGACGAGCCTCCTTCAAATCCTTCTTGGCATCCGTAAGAATTTCCTCAGAGTTGGTGGTTTTCCATCTCTCGGTAAATCCCTCTGAGTTGCAAAGCATTTTAACGTCAGTGTCTCCCGATTCGAAATATTTGATGGTCTCTCGAATCTTGGACTTCATGTCCTTGACATACCCAAGTTCGTTGGAAGCCAGTTTGTATGTCTCATAGTCGCCATAGATACCCAGAACACGCAACTTGGTCTCATAATCAATAAGACACCCCTCACATAGACCTGTTCTTACATAAAAAAGGCGGTCTGCCTTGCTTCCCCACTTGATTTCTTGCCCACATCGGCACTTTTGGACACCAATTGCCTCCCGCACGATGTTTGCCACCCTATTGACCTTTCGAGGCCCGCTGGCCATCTGGACCCACTCTTGACCCTTTGTGTCAGTCCAAGTGTCTCCTACGGCACGCTTGACGTATTCTTGACCCGTATAACCGACTTGGATGAACGGACGGTCTCCTGCTAGATAGTCTTTGACGATTTCGATGTTGCTTTTCATATAACTGTACGCCTTTCCTTATGTACATAGGTAAATATGGGGTAAAAACCCCATCAAACCTTATAAATACGTAGTTTTGACCCCGGCGGGGGTAACGTAAACCCGCCTTCCGAAGACACTTGGGGTGCTTCCACTGTATCGGACGGCAATAGCACGGCCTGTATGCTGGCCACTACCTTCTTCTGTGGTTACACTAATGTAGTCTTTGGTCGTGACGTTGGTATTGGTAGGAATGAGGGATAGGTCGGAAACTTGAGTATAACAAACCGACCCTTCCCCCGAAAGGGGTGGGAAGTGTTGAGGGATGTTGTATCCCATGAACCGCTTTGGAATATTACATTGCCCGATGTAGGGAAGGTAGAGTTGTCCTGTAAGCGTTAGTGTAGGCAGAGTGCTCGGAACCCCCCCGCTTCCACCTGAAGACCCAAGGGCGTTGCTTCCAAACAAGCTTGCACCCGCTGGGTCAAACGTCGCATCAACGGGGGTCAGGGTGTAAATCAGATTGTAGTTGGCATCAAACAACTCGGATTTTAGCGTCCATTTTTCGTTAGCAATATTGATTGGAAATGGAATTTGAACGACACATGCCCCGGGAGAGTACCCATAGTCCCCATAGTTTTTCATGGATACATTAGACAACATCACTTCACAATTGACAGGGACAACTACGAGTGCCCCATAATAATCGTGGAGCGGGGTGAAGAAAAGTTTCGGAGCATCCCCGGGAGAGAATACTCTACTCGTTACCTTATCCGAGACAACTACCTCCCCCAATTTTAATCCATATGTAGGGTCATAATCTTTTTCGCCTTGAATGCCGTCCGAGGAACTCGTCAAGAAAAACATGACCTTGGCCATGTCTTCTTTATCTTTATTCACAATCATATCGGAGGTTAAAACAAAGAGGACGTTTTCCTCGACAAAGATGAAGTTGGAAGTGTATCCTACACCAGAGAACTCACTAAACTCGGCTGCGTCATATGGATAGTAGTTACTATCATTGACTACCTCAACGGCTCCTGCTTTTACGATGACGTACGAATTTCCATCTGCCGCCGAATAATCGGGGGTAGGGCGTATAATCATTGAGTTCAGTCTTGGCTTGTTGCTGAAAATCAAATTGAGAGATGCCGAAGATGCAAACCAATACTGATTGATATGGTCTTGATTGGCAAAGACACCGAGGGTAGAGAAATTCTTGTTGGCGGTTATGGGGTCAACTAAAAGTTCGCTTGGCCCAAGGACCGTATCATCAATTAACTCGAAATTGCCGGGATAAATGTTACTTCTGGCGTACAGTTTATGGCGGGCTACGTAACCCGAGAACGTATTGAGATTTCGATACACAATATCCACATAGGATTTCTTCATCAAAGAAGCAGACCCAGCCGCATCAACGTATTGCTGATAAGGGTTAGATGCACTAAGAACAGTGATACTACCTGTTACTTTCGATGCCGTGTAATGTAGGATTGTTCCAAACCCAGAACCCTGAACCAGACTATAGGTGAATGGATTCGTATGAATAATTCGACTTCCTGTTACTGCCTGAATTGTAAAATTGCTGGCTGTTACGGGATAACGATT